CCCCTGAACAACGTAGAGAAATGATTATAGACACTAAGAATAGACAACTACAGGAAAAGTATGGTCAAGACTTTGTGCCTAATGAAGAATCCACTGCCAGAACAGTAGGCAATGTAGCCGCCATGTTAGCTGATCCTACAACTGCTGTCCCTCTAGGGGGTGGTGTAAAAGCCGCAGGTATTACAGGAGCGGCTTTAGGCGGTACAGCAGTAGCCGCTAAAGATTGGGCTATGACAGGGGAAGTAGACCCAGTAAATGTAGGTATAGGCGCAACCTTGGGTGCAGTAATTCCTATGGGTATGGTCAAGGGTAGTAAAGTCTTAGGGAATAAGTCCGCTAATAAACTTATTAAGAAAGCCCAAGCCAAGATAGACACGCATATTTCTCAAGGCGGTGGCATTAAGGATGTTGAAAAAGTCTTAATGGAAGCCAAGATAAACCCTGCGGCAGTCAAAGCCGCCCAAACAAGAACAGGTACTAAAATAAGAATACCTGCTAACCAAACATCTGCTCTAAGAAAAATAGATGAGATGATACAGACTGATCAAGCTACCTCTCGTTTGTACAGTAAGTCCTTAGATAAATACTTAGGTTCTCTATCCACAAGAATAGGTAACATACATCAAGGATTAAAGTATAGACTAAGAGAGTTTGAGTTTAACACCCATGTAAACACTGCGGCATACGCTAAGAAAGTAGAGCCTTTCTTTGTAGGTATGAAACAATTACCTAAGACTTCCCACACGACCATATCCAGACACTTAGCCAACGGTGAACTGGACGAGGCCGCAGGTGTAATGAAAACCTTTTCTCCTGAGTTAGCCGATAACTTTAACATTGCTGTACGTCCTGTACTTAAAGACTTAGGCAAGCAATTAAAAGAAGTAGGGCATACCTTTGATGAAGTAGAGAACTATTTCCCACGTTTAGTTAAGGACTATGACAGCCTACGTAAATCTTTAGGAATGAAAGAGCAAGGATATATAGACAAACAGATTGAAGAGTTTGCTAAAAAGAAAAACAAATCTGTTTCAAACCTCACCAACGAGGAAAAATCAAGAGTCACTAACTTAGCCATGCGTGGTTATCGTCAAACAACGGACGGTGGTAAGCCTCGTTTTGTCAAGCAAAGAACCATGACTCAGTTAGACGATAAGCTATTGGAAAACTATGCATCCCCTGAAGAATCTCTGTCAATGTATATTCGTAATGCTGTCAATGATATAGAGAAAAGAAAGTTTATGGGTAGGGCAGGGAAGAAAGACAACTACGTAATAAACGAAGCAGGGGACTTTGACGCTGATAAGTCTATAGGGAAAATAATAACTGACCTTAAAGACGAAGGTCAGATCAGGGTTGAAGATGAACTACCTTTGCAGGAAATGTTGAGTGCTAGGTTTATAGGAGGCGAGCAAAGTCCGTCTAAAGGATCGTCAACAATAAGAGACTTAGGCTACATGGGAACTATTGCTAATCCCATATCAGCCATTACTCAGTTTGGTGACTTAGGTGTAGCGTCAGGTCTTAAAGGCTTTAGAAATACTCTTGGTGCTATGTTTAAAACTAAAGATTTAAAGATAGTTGATTTAGGAATAGATGATTTAATTGCTAAAGAACTTGCACTAGGAGATCAACGTGCTACTGCTAAAGCTTTAAATAAACTGATGGGTGTTGCAGGTTTTAAAAGAGTTGATAGGTTAGGTAAAGAAACTTTTATTAATGCCTCACTAAGAAAAGCTAAAGGAATGGTGAAGACTCCTAAAGGAGAACAAGCTTTAAGAAGGGAAGTTAAAGATATGTTAGGGGATGAAACAGACTCCTTTATCGCTGACCTTAAAGCAGGTAGACTTTCTGATAATGTTAAGCTGTGGTCTTTTAATCAGCTATCGGATGTGCAACCTATTTCTCTAAGCGAAATGCCACAAGCTTACCTTAGTGCGCCTAATGGTAGAATATTATATATGCTTAAGTCCTTCACCTTAAAGCAGTTAGACATTGTACGTAGAGAAGTAGTACAAGAGTGGGCTAAGGGAAACAAGTATCAAGCCTCTAAGAACGCGGCTTTACTTGCAGGGTATGTTAGTGCGGCCAACGTATCCACTCAGTCTGTTAAGGACATTCTCTTAGGAAGGGAAGTCAGACCAGAGGATTTACCTTCTAAATCTTTGTGGGCTTTGCTAGGAGCATACGGTTTAAACCAGTATAATTATACCAAGTATTTACAACAAGGTAAACTAGTGGAAGGTGCGGCTAGTTATATCACTCCTGCCACTCCTATTATAGATGCTGTTGTTACGTTAGGTATGGAGTTGACTGCTGAAGAAGAGGCTGACTTTAAACCTGTACTAAGAGGAGTACCTTTAGTCGGGCCGTTGTTATACAGTTGGTTCGGTGGTGGTGCTGAAGCTTACAACGAGAGACAAGAGAGCAAGGATTAAAAAAAGCCCTTTAGGTTTCCCTAGAGGGCTTTAGTTTTATAACTTGTTATAACTCTACACTATCTCACACGCTCCTCCAGTACACGCTAACTCTTGAGAACCTGTAGTGTTGTCTTCCTTCTCAAACTGCTCAAGGTCGTTCCAATCTACATTCATAGGCATCTGCTGTATTAACTCCTGATACTTTTCCTTACTGATGTCTTCATAAGGGGCTTGCTGATACACATGATCACTAACTGGCAACAAACTAATCCCACTGCACAAGTCAAAGTTTTCCCATATCCACTGAGCAACTTCCAAGAACTCATCGTCTGTATAATAAACAGTGATACTTGGCTTATGCTCACACCAGTAGTTCTGATATGTCTTCCAAAGTTTTAACTGCTCCATTGCACCTACTTCAGACACTGTTGTACTGGACTTAGGCGCTTTAACAGGGAAGCTAAACACAGAGGAACTAGGTGACATAACATCTTGTTCTACTGGGAATCCTGCTTGTTCCATAAAGACCGCAAGTGGGTCTTTCTTGTCCGAACGTACTCTTCTAATATAGTGCTTAGAGAAACGAGGATGAATACCAGAGGCACTATCAACAAGCTGAGATACAGTACCACTTGGCTTAACACAAGTAATAGCGACAGACTGATTAATCCCAAGTTTCTCAGCCCATTTCTTATTTGTCTTAACAGCCACATTCTTTAACTCCTCCAACCACTCTGCGGTTTTGTCTGACGTTTTACCTATAACAGGATGATCCATAATCCCTGTCATACTAAGACCTAACAACGCTTCTTCCTCTGTATTACGTTTCCAAACATTGCGTAGGTATCTGAAGTCAGTCAAGGTTGCCTGTAGCGTACCAATAATAGCCGCTGTTTCTACTTTAGCTTTCAGAGTCTTTAGGGTATCGTCTGAACGTACGACAACCTCAGACAAGTTACAGAACTGATTACTGCGTAGTATAATCTCAGAGCAAGGGTTAGTACCAAAGTCCTGCTCAGGGTCTCTACGGCCATTCCTAGCGGCTATCTTCTGTGCCGCCACCCTACTAAAGATACCACGCTCACCTGCCTTAGACTCGTACATCGTCTGCATTTCTGACAGGAACGATTGGAAGTCAGGCTTCTCTGTGTACGCCACGCTGTTATTAGCCAGTGCGCGTTGTCCTTCATTCCTCCACCAATCCCCTGATTTAGCTTTAGCCATCCGTTGATCAGATAGGTTAGATAAACTAATTAATGCTGAACGTCTAACACCACCTACAACTACAATGTCTGCAATCTTACATACAATATCGTGGCACTCAATGGATGTCAGCTTACGGCCTTTAGCTTTCTGAAAGACTTCAATACAGAAGTTAAACAAATCTACCAAAGGCTCAGGGCCACTTGCTCTACCACCGAAGGTCTTAAGTCTTTCCCCTGACCCTCTAACTCTACTTACATCCCACTGAGGTATTTTCCCTGCGTACAGCATAGCAATTAACTCACGGAATGCGGAAGCCCATCCTATCTTGCTGTCGGACACTACAATGAGACTGTCGGTCTTGTGAAAGCTTTCAGCAATCTCAGGTAGCTTATTAATAAAGTTACGTTCAACACTAAAGCCTACACCTGTACCACACATAAGAACATACATTAACTCATCAAAGCTACGAGGTGAGTCTATGTGTAAGTAGCTACAGTTAAACCCTGCTACATTGTCCTTCTCTAAAGCTACCCCTGCTGTCATCATACAACGCATACTAGGCATGACCGCTTGGCTGTGAATAGCGTCATATAGCTTCTGTCCTTCCTTAACTGTAATTTGCTCACGGTCTCTCCAAAACTGTATGTAGCGGTACACTGTTTCTTCCCATGTCTCTCTACGGTTATGTTCTGGAAGCCAACGTGCATAACGAGACTTGTGTATAAACTGCTGATATTGATCCATTATTGTTTTCCCTCTATAAAATATTCAGCTATATGACATTCTTCAGAAAAACGGTTAGCTACTGTAAGCGTTCTCTTATTTATCGTATGGCCTTCTTTTTTTAGTTCATAGATTCTCGCGGCTAGTCGCGTAATCCCTAAGTCACGGAAAGAATCTAATGTTGTGATTGTCTTTCCACTTTCCAACCAATCCAATACCCTATGTGCTTGTGTCATTAACTATTCTCCTTGGAAACCATAATGGTTAGTTTGTTTAAATACCACTTAGCTTTATTTAAGTCCTCTACCTGCTTGCCCTTATAGTCGTACCTCCAAAGGTACTTCATACAGTTACCCTTGAGATATCCTTTGAATGCTACTGAGGACATAGACTCTTCTATAGCTTCAATACACTCAATGTTGCCTGTATTATAATGCTTAGGCTTATTAACTACATCCTCAAGTTCTTCATCAGCCATGTCCACATAAGCTTTCATAGCCTTGTCTATCTTAGGTACTTTTTCAATAGCAGGTATTTCCTTTCGTAATCTATCCCACTCAGCAGGAGTTGCATCATTAAGTCTCATCTTCAGTATCCTCTGTGAATTTATCTCTATTAATAATTAAACGATCTTCAAAAGCATCTAAAATATCTTCAGGGGTTATGTCCAACACTTCACACAATAAAACAACATCATACTCCCTGATTACTTCTTCCTTTAATTCCTCAAGTGTTAGTGACATTTTTATTCCTCACATACTTCAGTAACTCTTTAGTTGTCTTCACAGTGAAGTGAGCAAAACCTTCTTTATCACACCACTGCCCCATAGTTATCTTGTTACCCTTCCTTACTTTTTTGTTAGGGTCTGACAACACAAATACTAACTCCCAGTCTCCGATAGAATCTCTTATGGATGTGTATTTCTGTGTGTCCCCTACTCTAAAGTAACCCTTAGCCTCAATCAATATCTTCTTGCTTTCATGTACAAAGTCTGGAAGATAATTCTTACGTATGATGTAAGGTACTTTGTAAGGCTCATACTCAAACTCTTTATTAAGCTGATCATAAAGAGCAGACTCAAGTCCCGATCTAAAAACCTTCTTCATCTAGTATGATCTCCTGTACGTTAGGTTCCTTAACTACCTTACAGAGAAACTTAGGAGCGTAGGAATAGTTAAATACTCTTAAGTCTGGGTAGCAATGTTTTTTAAACTGACAGTAGGAGCAACCTACAGCTAACTTCATGTTGCCTGACTTACCATCAGGTACTGGCTCATAACAATACTTTTTTGGCTCATTGCCTAAAACTAAAGCTTTGATGTGATCAACACGATCCCCAATGTCTTCCTTAAGCTTATCGTTGTCAGTGTCATCTAAGTCATACTTAAGATAAGTTAAATGTCCATTGGCTTTATCCATCGTTAGCCAACCTACTTGACGTTCTCCTTCAGACTTAGCATAAGCTTTGATCTGATCTATGTAACCAAAAGAATCATCATTAACTAAAGTAGCATCCTTGAACTTCTTAAACCCATAGCTACTGGCAGACTTAACATCAGTAACAACACCGTCAATCTTACAGTCCATGTGACCTACAATGTCGTTTACCTTACACACCTTCTGCTCATCGGTAACTGAGTGTCCTGCCATACGAGTAAGGAATAACAACATCTCCTCAATCAAGTGACCGTACATAAACTTTACATACGTATGGGGCAGAATGTCCTCACCCTCAGTGCCATTAAAGTGATTCCAAAGGTAGCGATCAGTGCGCCCAATGTTAGACAGGCGTAGCTTGCGGTTATCCTTACGCTTCTCCTGTCCAAACTCTGTACGCATAAGAGCCTTAACACCTTCACCGAACTTATCTATCTCTGCCTCAACGTCTACGGATGGATCAGCGTCCTTGCTGACCATTAGATCGTAGATGTCTTGCACCAAGTTATCCGTTGTTTTGTTGTTGTTCATGTAAAACCCCTTTGGCTTCCTGTGGTGTACATTTGAACCACTCGTTATTCCTTTCAAACAACTGCTCTAATCTTGAGTGGGCTTTGGATTCAGCCTTACGTCTATCATCAGTATTATAACTATA